CAAAGGTATGTTGAACTGTCTAAAAAACGCAGAAAAGAGTGGAATATTTTTCCTGAAATTGCAAAAACATGAATACAACAGCACAAGCAATATATTCTCATTACGAGAAAAAAAATTCAAGCGAAAAGCCAAGGCCATACATTGGATGGTCAAGCATTGGCAGGCCATGTGATAGGGAGCTTTGGCTTAAATTCAGGGCCGCATTCAATGATGGAGTAGAAGGACGAATTGCAAGACTGTTTGATACAGGGCACCGAGAGGAAGACCGAGTTTTAAATGAGTTAAAAGCCATTGGATGCACAGTTCATAGTAGAGACTCAAAAACAGGAAAGCAATTTGCAGTTCAAAGTCATGGAGGCCACATGAGGGGTCATGCTGACGCTGTTGTTTCTGGATTGCCTGAAGACCCAAAAACAGTGCATTTAGTTGACGTTAAAACAATCAATCATAAAAAATACGCTCAACTGTTAAAGGTTGGAATGAAAACTCTTATTCCAGCATATTACGCACAGGGCCAAGGCTACATGGGTCATCTAGGATTAACTAGAGCAATGTTTATATTTATATGCAAAGACTCTGACAGTATTCATTGTGAATTTTTTGATTTTGATCAATCTGAATTTGAAAAATATGAAAAAAAAGCAGGAAGGATTATTTTTTCAGATCGTGCGCCACCACGTCTAAGTGAAGACCCTTCGTGGTTTGAATGCAAATTTTGCAGTGCTAACGACCTATGCCACGGATCGAAACTAACCAAAGAGGTAAATTGCAGGACGTGTTGCTTTAGCACCGTTATGAAAGATGGAACATGGGAGTGCGCTCATTGGGAAATGACAATACCAGACTTAAATGCTCAGTTATCTGGCTGTGATAACCACGTTTTGCATCCCGATATGGTCCCCGGCTGGGATATGCAAGGCTCCGATGCTGGTGTTATCTGGTTGACTAAAGAAGGTCCCATAAACAATGCACCCGAAGGCTATTTAAGCCGTGAGATTGTCGCCAATTGGAAGGCGTGCGCTAGTGGCGTGCGTGAGAAGTTTAGTGAGTTTGATGCGAGGGTTGTAGGATGAAAATTACTTCAAAACCATTAAACATGATTGTCATTGAAGACATCATGAATGATCACCACCTTGACCAAATCCGAGTTATCACTGAGAACCTATCACCAGGACAAGGCCGCATAATCATCGTATGTTATAACGCATCATGGGTGGGTTACTGGGGTGCCATGAGTGGAAAAACAATAGAACAGTTTTTCACATCTTGCGATGCACAATATCTGTCATGCAATATGACTAGTTCATCACACCTAAGAAAACTTAAAAGCGATTCATCATATTTGATTCGCATAATTATTGCAGTGCAACAGGCGATTAGAAATCATGCTTCGTGAATATCAACAACGCAGCATAGACATGCTCTACGAATGGTTTTCAGCGGGTAACGCTGGGAACCCTTGCTTAGTCCTTCCAACAGGCGCAGGAAAGTCTCACATCATTGCCGCACTGGTTAAAGATGCCATCCAATCATGGCCCGGAACCAGGGTATTGATGTTGACGCACTCGAAAGAGCTTATCGCGCAGAACGCCGAGAAAATGCGCCAGCACTGGCCTAATGCGCCGATGGGCATCTATTCTGCAAGCCTTAAACGGTATTGCCTGACAGAGCCTATCGTATTCGCAGGCGTGCAAAGCGTAGCGAAGCGAGGCCGTCAGATAGGCCATATTGACCTTTTAATTGTTGACGAATGCCATTCAATCAGTCCAACTGAAAACGGCACCTATCGCCGTTTAATCGCTGACTTGCTAGAGGTTAATCCTGATATGCGGGTTATTGGTTTGACAGCAAGCCCGTACCGTTTAGGGCACGGAATGATCCACGAGGGCGACGAGGTTATCTTTTCAGACTTAATTGAACCAGTCTCAATTCTTGAGCTGATAGAGAGTGGCTACCTTGCTCCATTGCGCAGTAAGCATACATCAATGACGCTATCAACTGATGGAGTTAAGAAGTCAGGTGGTGAGTTTATCGGACGGTCGCTAGAGGTTGCCATGAATACCAGTGACAACAACGTGAAGGCTGTTTTAGAGACGATAGAACGCGCCAAAGATCGCAAAAGCTGGATTGTGTTTTGTGCCGGTGTCCAGCACAGCGAAGACGTGCGCGATATGCTGCGAGAGCATGGAATAACGGCAGAATCGGTGACTGGCAATACACCAAGCGCAGAACGTGACCAGATTCTGAAAGACTTTAAGGCCGGTAAAATTCAGGCAGTCACCAACATGGGGATTTTGACCACTGGGTTTGATGCGCCATGTATCGACTGTATCGTTTTCTTGCGTCCAACCCTATCACCTGGACTTTACTACCAAATGGCGGGACGTGGTTTGAGAATCCACGAAGGAAAAACCGATTGCATGGTTTTAGACTTCGCCGGAAACGTAGCCACCCACGGCCCTATAACTCAAATAACGCCACCAAAGCGCGGCGGCAAAGGCTCAGGAATAGCGCCGACAAAGACCTGCCAACAATGTGACGAGCTATGCCATGCAAGCGTCAGACAATGCGAGGCGTGCGGCCACCAGTTCCCACCACCAGAGGAAAAACCAAAAGAGGTATATTTGCGAGGAGAGGACATCATGGGCATCGAACCCACCGAAATGCAAGTCACAAGCTGGGCATGGAAAAAGCACACAAGCCGCACTAGTGGCCTAGATATGCTGCAAGTCCGGTATTATGGCGGACTGTCAACCCCTGCGATTGTGGAATATCACGCAGTCAACCATACCAACTACGCAGGAATTAAAGCACGTCAAACGGTTGCAGACATGGCGAAACGGGCAGGCGTAACGGTAAGTGAGGACTTAGATCAATGCGCCTTTGACCTGACGCATGGAAAGCCGCCAACCATGATAAGCCACAAGAAAAACGGTAAATTTTTTAACGTGATTGATAGAGTTTGGTCGAACTGTGCTACAGTGTAAAGTCAATTTAAAGGATTAATAATGAGAGTTTTAGTAGCTTGCGAATATTCAGGCCGTGTGCGCGATGCGTTTGCAAAATTAGGACATTATGCAATGTCGTGCGATTTACTGCCAACTGAAAAAGAAGGAAATCATTATCAAGGCTCTGTTTTCGACGTAATAAACGATGGATGGGACTTGATGATCTGCAATCCGCCATGCACTCACTTGGCTGTCAGCGGTGCGCGTCATTTTGAAGCAAAGAAAGCCAGTGGCGTACAAGATGAAGCTCTTGATTTTGTGCGTGCTTTGTTGAATGCGCAAATTGAGCGAATTGCACTTGAAAACCCTGTAAGCATCATTTCAAGCCGAATCAGAAAAGCTGACCAATATATCCAACCGTGGGAGCATGGTCACGGAGAAACAAAGAAAACCGGCCTATGGCTTAAAAATCTGCCATTCCTGAAGCCGTCTAACATTGTTTCAGGCCGTGCTGACACGGTTCATAAAATGCCACCTGGACCTGATCGGTGGAAAAACAGAAGCCGTACATATCAAGGAATTGCTGACGCTATGGCTAACCAATGGGGAAATTTAACATGATGACCAAAAAAGAAAAGCTACAGTTTGACACGCTGAAAGCGCAGTTGGAAGCTGAGCAGCAACGCTATGAAAAATCAAATAAGGCGTATCGTGATGTGCTTTACGAACTGGTTGACGCAAAAATCAAATTATCCCGCATTGAAGCCGTTATGCGGGGTGAAGAATGACTATTTATATCGGGGTCGATCCAGGGCTCAATACCGGAGCCATCGGCGCGATTGACCACAATGGCGAATACATCCACTGTTTTGACATTGAAAGCAACGGCGAGCGCGTATTGCCACGGATGCTAAAAATAGCACTTCAAGAGATTATCCGCAACCACGGAAACGATGCCGAATTTGTCATTGAAAGCGTTTTCGTGCGTCCAGGACAGGGAATGTCCAGCACTGGAAAATTCATGAGGGCGACAGGCTGCATTGAAACCGTGGTCGATCTATTGCTCTATCCTTACGAATTTGTCACACCGCAAAAGTGGAAAAAACACCACGGGCTAATAGGTACGGATAAGAAGGCAAGCCTAGAACTAGCCCGCTCCAAGTGGCCTACAGCCCCGTTAAAGCTGGTTAAGCACCACGGACGGGCAGAGGCTTTGCTTATGGCTGACTGGTTAAGGCATGAAAATTTTTAAGTAAATGTAGCGCAAAGCCTTGAAACTGAGCTACACTAACAGCATCAACAAAACGAAAGGAATTGAAATGAAACAATTTTTTGTATTAGCTGGTTTTGAATTGTGCAAAGGTTCTCAACTTGATGTTGAAATTATCAAAACAGAATCAACCAGCAAGAAAAAAGCAGAAGAGAAAATGAAAAACTCATATCAAGATTGTGTCTTTGCACTTGCATTCGATACTCTTGAAGCTGCAAAAAACTGGAAAGCTTAATGATCAAACTTATCAACAACACGAAAGACTAAAAATGGAAAACGTACAAATCCCAAACTTTACAAATGCAGATTGTTTGACTATCGAAGCATTTATCCATGAAGAAAAACATATCGGAAAGCTTGTACTTGTAAGTCAGAGAGTTGGATCAATGCACCTTCAACACTCCATGACGCCGCAACAAGCCCGCGACATGGCTACAGCCTTGAACAACGCGGCCTTCCAACTGGAGATTTAGCTTTGAACTATACCTACATTTTTGATGGTGGCGAGCTTGAATGCGAGCTTGAATACGAACCAGCCGAGCGCGGAAGTAGTGAGAATGGAATGCAAATGGAGCCTGACTATCCTGAATCATGCACACTGGAGAAGGCAAAGCTAAACGGCATTGACATTGCAGAATTGCTTTCTAGCGATGTTGTTTCGTTAATTGAATTAGAAGCACTTAACCAGCAAGAGGAATATTAAATGACACAAGAAGAAATGATGAAATACATCAAAGGAATGACAGATAAAGAGCTTCTATCATCTGCTGATCAATGCTATAAAGACTTGATTCAAGCCGCAACTCTAGCGCCACAATCAGAGCGCCATGAAGAATGCTTTTCTGCGCTATTTGTGCTGTGCAATGAAATGCAAGTTCGTGGACTTGCTGCAAAAGGCGAAGGAATTATGCAATGACTGACAAAGAACAATACTTAGAAGCTTTGCGCGTTCGACTTGAGGCAGAAGAGTTTTTAAACAAAAACCGTTGTTTTGACTGCGACAATCTAGACAAGATCAATGGCAATGTATGCGTTTTCAATGGTTCAGTTCCAGATGATTACCTGTACTCACCAAATGAGTGTGAGCAATTTCACTACCTTGTTCCGTTCTGATGGCTCAAACTAACTATTCAAAAACCATGTGCGGCCAAAAAAGCCGCAGCTCGATGACATGGACAGAATATCAATCACGCAGGACTGAGTTTGCACCACGCGGTCAAGACTTGCCACAGTCAAAGCTGCTTGACATTGATGTGATCGACATTCGCAGTGCAAAGCGCCAAAAAGACAACATGCTTAAATTCATCAAAGAAAATTTGAGCAATGCCGCGCTGGCAAAAAAATACAGCGTGCACAAAAACTCGATTGACAAAGTTTTGAACCGAGAAACTTATTGTCACTTGCCGTGATGTGCTACACTAAACCATCAACAACAAACTAAGGTCTAAAAATGGAAACAACCCGTAAATTCTCACGTACGCTTGATGAAGCATTTCCTAAAACGGTGAATTACGCATCGTCAATTACATCGTATAAGCGTATGCAATACGAAAAACTTGCAGACGTAATGCTGGCAGTTTCAATCGGAATTGTCTTAACTTATGCAGCTTTGGAGTACTTTTTGTGAGCAAAGACGCAAGCCAAAAATACCCAACATTGCGAGTACGAGTGACGCAAGAGCAATATGACAAGGCTTACCGCTTAGGATGGCCTGGAATAGCAAAAGACTTTATCAACAACACAAAGGAAAAAAATGTCAACCAAAAAGAAAACACCACCACAAACTCTAAATAAGATGGATGGAATATATGATGGGAAAGAGTTGAAACGCTGGGACGGTCGTCCTAACTCAATGGATGCATACGACAAGCCAAGTATCGTAAATGGCGTGCGAATTGCTCACCGGCCTATGGTTAGTATGACTAGCAAGGCGCGTACACCTTACGATTACTTTAAGGCTTGATATGAAGACAAAACTACCAAAACAATGGCGAGATTGGTGTTCAACAATGCGCTTAAAACCGATTTATAAGCGCGGTCAAGCTCAGTACCAATGGTTTTATCTAGTAGGACGCGGGCATATGTGGCGAGTTAATTGCCACGGAATGTTTGAGCGTGGTGATACATACGCTGAATTTGATCGATTGGTACTTTGCGATATTAAATCAGTACCAGTCCCAATAACAAAATCGGATTTTCGTATGGCGGTTAATTATCTTTTGGAAAAGCAATGAGAAAATCCTGCAAGCGCAAACACTGGAATACACCGCCAGGATTCAGCGCAGTCGCCCACGCCATAAACGGTGCTTGTTCTATTGACGATAAATTGCTGCAAGATGTTCGAATCCGTGAGCTGTCAGCCATCCAGTCAATGCAAGATCACAAAGCTACAGAGCAAGACTTGTATGACATACTGGCACTTCATCAAATGGCTGTAGTTATGGCTGAAAATGGTATCGGCAAGTTTGAAGTCATGCCCGTATGCAATCAAGCTCGGACATCAATTGCAAACCTGATTAGACGGTTTGAAAAGTGGGGAAAGTTTGACGCACGGGAAAGCGAGATTACCATTTTGCGCGAGCTTTGGGACTGGCACGACGCACAGCGCAAAAGCATCCCGCGAAGTAAATACGGTAAGTATTTGGACATTGCAATTAGCAGGCAGAAAAACAAAAAGTCGGAATTTGGACTTTTAAATGCTTAAGTGCTTTAAGTGTGGAAAGCCTCTTAAATCAGGCGGCAAGCACTTTTACTTAGATGGTAAGGCCATTGGGCCAACCTGCTACGATGAACTAAAAAACAAGTCTCATAACTCGCAAGCCATTGCGAACGATCAACCAGACTTATTTAAGGAAACGAACATGAAATTTGAAACACTAGAAACCAAAGTAATCGACTGGGCCAAAGCTCGCAAGATTATCCCAAATGCCACAAGCCAAACCCAGCTACTCAAGACTGTTTCAGAACTTGGTGAACTTGCTGACGCACTTATCAAAGGCGACCGAGCAGGCGTGATTGATGGCCTTGGTGACGTACTTGTGACGTTGATTATCGTGGCTGAAAAAGAGGAACTAGACTTGGTTTCTTGCTTGAATTCAGCATATCAAGAAATCAAAGACCGTAAAGGTACTTTGATGCCAAATGGTTGTTTTGTGAAGGAATTATGATGACTGATCGTGAATTACTTGAACTTGCGGCGAAGGCTGCTGGCCATACAATTGCGAACTGGGTCGAGACATATTCTGGCGCAAGTCCAAATCTGCATGACACGCACGCGCCATTACGGTGGACATGGAACCCACTAACTGACGACGGTGATTCACTAAGGCTGGCTGTGAGGTTAAACCTTGACATCAATGTGTGCCCGCATAGAACTTACGCTGGGGTTGATGGAGGGATTCAAGTATTTGAAAATTCTTATACAGACTCCAACGCCTCCACTCGTCGTGCCATCGTCCGCGCCGCCGCTGAAATTGGCAAGCAAATGCCGTAACAAAAAACCCGCGTAATGCGGGTTTGTTTTATTGTGCTGCTACGCCCTTAGCTTTTTCATAAGTTCGCAAAGCACCTAGACCAAGCAATCCTAAAAGCACTGGCATCATTTCAGATACATCGGCTTTTTGAAGTAAAACAGGATTTTTCAAAATGGTGCAAATGGTTGACACAACAGATATTCCAATCCAATTCCAAGCACACGCCATACCACATACCCAGCCGATAAAAGGACGCCAGCCAGATACGAAAACAGACGGGTTTGACGCCTCAATCTTGTTAACCTCTAGTTGTCCTTGAACCAATGTAACAGCCGCTGACAATTGTTGCTTTTCAGCTTCTGACTTATCTGGCCAAATCTTACCAATGACGGTATTTGCAAGCTCAGAAACCGCACCAAGTCCAGTAATATCAGCCATCACGCATGCTCCCGCAAAAAGTCATCAATAGAATGACCACCTGTATTTTGAAAATGCGGTTTGTCTTTGAACTTCCAGTTACCACCCCATTCAAGGCCAGCCAAGGCACCTACGGCACCGATACTCTGCCACAATCGAGCGTCATCCCAGATAGCCTTGCCAGCCACTACAGGCACCACATCAAATGCCACACGGTGATTGTGAAAGCTGTAGCCAGGCTTTGCGTTGGTCACAATCTTGCCAATGGTTTTGCGGCCTTGATCGTACAAAGCGCCCTGCGAGGCGTAGTCACGATACGTGCTAGTCACAATCAAGTCGATACCTTCAAGCAAGCAACCAGCGATTAACGCCTTTGCTTTTTCTTTGGTATCTGGAGTTAGATCGTCAAGACTTCGACTGTTTATCATAAATGTTTTCCCATTCGTTTTGCATCCAGTGCAACATCACAATCCAGCACATCATTTGATAACTCCATGTAATAAAGCAGCTCCGACAACACCAATAACGCCAAGCATCCCAATGACAAGCCATCCGGCTTTTTCAATCAGTCCAGGCATTTTCACCTCGATAGATTGAATCCGAGCCTCATGGCCTTGCATGGTTTGCGTGCCTTCATTTAGCCTGATATTAATCACACTCTGACGCTCCTCAATACGCACCAAGCTATTCAAAGTCTCTACGATGGTATCAAGTTTAGTTTCAACACGACCCATAGTAGAGTCAGTTGATTTTGCGTGATGCTCTAAAGCAATAATTCGTGCTTCGCTCATTTTATGATAGGTTGTTTATTAGTTTATTGCTTGGCATTTAATATTATAATAAAAAATTTATTTTAAAAATATATAAATAACTATTACAAAATCAAGCTGTTTTCTTTGTCACAATCACATCAGCCCAGTACGAAGTACCTGTGGATACTGCGCTATTAAAGTTAGTATTAGGCAAAATTATCACCCGCACGTTTGCGCATGTTGATCCTGTAACCATGTGGTAAATAATGTTTTCTGTCCACGTCGATGAATTTGCTGGTACATTTTGAAAGTCATTCGACAAAAATCCTCCAGTAGAATCCAATTCTTGGAATAGTATTCCAGTTGCAGTAGCCGTCCCAAATAAAGTACTGGCTCTGACATTGACTACATCACCAGCAGCTACTCTCACCTTGTTTCCTAAAATTGCTTCATCTAAAAAAGCAGCATTAGCCCCATTTATTAACACAGAGAATGCAGCCCACGCTGGGCAAGATGAGTTTTGAGATACAGTGCAAGACGCCGTAAGCGACCATCCAGTTAGAAAGCCAGTAGAGTCCAAAATCATTTGTCGATTGGGATTCTCGTTATCTGGATAGATTGGAGTGTAAGCAATATTTCCAGTAACTTTTCCAAGATAACCCTCAATGTTACCAATACGTGTTTGTATTGCAGTCGCTGCAATGTTGACGCCATACGTTCCAACTGATGCCACGCCCGTTATATTGTCCACGACGTTGCGTGTAGGCACTGCCGTGTTGGCTCCTCCATTGGGAGCTGTCGTTGGGTGCTCAATAGACACGCCGGACAGGGTTGAAGTGGAAACCTTCAGACCATTCACAGTGCAATCAATAGCGTCTTGCAACCGTACAACGTTCTGATCTATGCCAGTGGCAGTTCCGTTCAAAATGTCAATGCGCTTGGATTGGTGATAGGCAGTTGCCGACTCTGTTGGGTATGCGTAGCTTGTAACCAGCACGGCAGCAATTGCACCAAGACCAGTAGTTCCATTGTACTTCCATGCTCCGACAGTAATATCCTCACCCTGCATTTCAATGAAGTTTTTTGTTGGCAACAGCGCAGATGTTTGCGTTCCAACTACGTTATCAATTGCTCCAAAGAAAGCGCCATCTACAGAGTGGTGGCAGTCACTCATATCCTCAGTGATTACACCATCAACTACAAACTTCGATGTGCCGCGCTTCAGGTCTGCATAGGTGCGCCAGCCTCTACCGGAGCCACCTCGAACCTGCACGTTCAGAATCTGCCTTAGGCCATACGTCGAAGTGTGGTTGTAATCAATTCCTTCGATAATGCATTGGAGAACGTCAGCAGATCTACTTGAATACTGGAGGCTTGTAACATCTGCCACCGCATTCTCGACAATCACACCTTTTACTAATCCGCTAAGGTGCGGAGCCATAAATAACATGTGGAAGCTCGGATCTAACAAATAGCAATTACGCATCTGCACATTGCTGTGGGTTACGCCGCTATTTGGGGAGCAGCGCAAACCAGCAAACACCGTCGAACCTGTCCAAGTGCGCGAGTCATACGTGCTCTTGAGGCACAAATTCTCGAACACCATACGACTTGTATTGGTTGCAGAGTCCGGTAAAAAGTAGCCGTGTACTCCTCCCGTGATGGATGCTGATTGCGGCGCAAAGTTAAACCCATCATTGTATTTATCGTTGCCAAAGAAGTGAAACCCATTGGCCCCCACTGGCAAATCTCCATTGATGGTATATATACCGTCAACCCGCACTCGGCCATTGTTGGCGCTCATCCAACTAAGTGCAGCGGTAACGGCTGCGCTGTTGATGGCGGCGGTATAGCTGGGGTTTGCACCAAAATTGCCAAGATTCTTGACTTTATTTAATTCGCTCTCTACGTCAGTCTCAACAGCCCCAACCAAAGCAGGCGTATAAGACACATAAGCAGCATCCCCACCAGCCAATGCGCCTGTAATGCTCTTGTCTTCAGTACCTTGGCGAACTAAAAACAGATCAGTATTATTTTTAACTGTAGCCGATGGCAAATCAGACAATGAAGCCTTCGTTGCAGCTAGTTTACTAATAATAGTTGGCTCACTTGCAGCCAGTGAAAGCAACGCAGCGTTTTGCTCAATAAGTGCGCGTGTTTGCGCTTCTTCGGTTGTAGTCAATGCCATTTAAATATCTCCAAATTGTCGAGAGTACCCGACTACTTTCACATTAGTACCGCCGATAATAGGCTGATTTCCGTCAATTGTACCCGTTCCGAGCGTCAATGTGGCGCTTGAAATAACCTTGAATTGTGGTGCAACTCCAATAGCTTTATAGCCAATGGCAATCAAATATTTATTTGAATCTGCAACATCAAAAGCTTCGATGCGAATCATGGCATCGTTAGTCTTAAACAGACCTACACCGTTTGCATCGCTAACAGCATCCCGGTTAATGCTTTTAAATAGCTTATTGAATAACCAGTTAAGCCACTGAGCAGGCAATGGCTGACCTCGTGACGTAGCCGTAGCAGGAATAAAGCCGACCGACAGAATAGCTTCAGGTGGCATGTTTAAATTTTGCTGACCGTCAGAATATGAGGTAAAAGTTTCTGCAAATGTTGTCATTGAAATACACCCGTAGTATGAAAACCAGTATCTAAAAATATATTGTCGATTGCAGAACTAACGACAAGAATTGACCCGTTAACCTCGATCAACATTTCACCCGCCGTAATTTCAGCAGGAACAATCCCGCTAAGCGTAGCTGTTGACAATGCAAAGTTAGGAATATTGACAATCAAGTCTGAGCCATTAACGTCAAGGTAATTATCGTTGACGAATAAGTCAGACATGATAGATTCAGTTCCAAACCTAAATGGTTTTTCAGTATAGCTAACCATAACTGGCACATCTGATATTCCAGCCGGTGCCAAGTCTTGAATTTGCACTTGAATTCCATTTGGAACATTGGGGCCATCGCCAAATAGCAAAACAGTAGCCGGATAAACCTCTAGGTACTGTTTGTAATCAGAATCAATCAGGTAATCAAGCCCCTTCATTATGGCGGCTGGCGTACCTTCTGAAATGTTTACGAACACGCGAAACCTAATGGCTTCACGGTAGGCGTCATCATCACGTCCTTGACGCGTCTCACCAACGATATACCCGCAACCGTCCAACTGAGCACCAATAGCGGAATCAATCCAGCGTTCAGTTTTAACACTGTCAGACGTGGCTTGTAACGAGTCCAACGGGCCAATAATAGCCGTCAGCAGCGCAAGAACCTTTGGCGATTGCTCAAATTGGCTAGTGATACGCAATAGCGCGTCGCTTACGTAACTCATACGCCAACCACGGTTACACGGTTAGTAACAAACTCAGCGATACCCGCTCGACCGATTGAAATGTTATTAGTCGAGTAAGTTGGTGTATCGGTAGGTAGCGCCGTAATAGCCGCCTCTACTGTGATCTGACCTAGACCTGTAGTAGATGAGTAAATGGGCCCAAAAAAGCGCTGCGGGATGATGTCGTTACCAACACCAAGCGTATTGCCATAAGCAAGCACAGCCGCCATGATTGACGCCTGAACTGAACTAATCAAAGGCTCTTCTGTGTAGAGTTCATCAACCGACACGCGAATCCAAGCGTATTGAGTAACAGGGCGTGAAAACTTGATCGTTTGAGCATCGCCATTGTCATCAATGACCTGACCAGATGTAGTGCCATGAGTCTCAATTCCAGCCGGTTTAAGCTCCCATAGCTTATCAAGAATATCTTGTGTAGCGCCACCACTAACGACAGTTTCAAAACTATGCGAAGGCATGGACTCCACCACGTCAGATGTGCGATTTTCGTAAATTTGCACGGCTGTAATTTCAGGCACATCAGACAATAAACGGGCGCGAATAGCTTTTACAGTGGCACTGCCCGTGGCGCGAATGCTAGTCGAATGGCGAGTGCGCAAATCAGCATCAGACTCAACATCGCGGCCAGTCGTCCCAGCCACCAAGTTAGACACCGAATCCCACCCTAGAATTGGGCTATCAATGGCCGTCAACGCGCCAGCTGGCAAAGCACTCGCACCAAGCTCAATGGCCGTAAAAACAGCAGGTGAACCTAGCTTTGTGATTGTCAGGTTTGCGTCAAGCGTCAGCGGGAAGTCAGATACTTTATCAAAGCTATGCAAACGCAAGGTTGACCCGGTGACGGTGGCTGTGAAATTCAGCGGATTAAACGCCGCCGCAAGGCCGTTAATGATCTCGTCAGCCGTGGCACTAGCATCGCTAATATATTGAGCCAAAACGCCACCAGCGATGATCTGATAAGCCACCGAGTTGACGACTGTACCAACTTCAATTTCAACGTCAAGCGCGTTAGCCCGGCTGATAACCGTATCGGCAGTCGTGGCGTATTGCACCGACCCAGCGCGAGTCATAACACCCGTAGGCAATAAGGTAGATTCAGCACCATAAACACAAGCCGTTACAGTAGTTGAAGTAGAGCCCAAGCGCTCCAAGCCAACAAAAGAAACCGCGCCGTCCAAACTAGTACCTTCAGCGCTGTACGGGTACATGCTGTCATAATTATCTTGCAATGTCTCATACGCATCATCAAGAGCCGCTGAAAATATGCCAATGATCTGACCAATTACAGCATCTGGTGACGTGTTAACCGGACCCAAAGCATCGGCAAACCGTTGGTCATAATCCGCCTTGATCTCGGTTAAGCGTGGGCGCTCAAAGCCCGTTGTATTAAGTGACATTTAAATCCTTTTACTATATTTAGAGTAAATTAAAAATACATTACTCTTAATGTAAGATTGATTACGCTATTACAGCCAGTTTTCTAACAGTTCCACCAGAATCTTTTATGGTTATGTAGCCAGTAACTGGTGCATCTGCATTAGTAGTTAAAGTTCCGAATCTAATGTTACCTATGCCTTTTGGGGTAAGCTGTAAATCAATGCTTGCATCTGCACCAGCTGGGTTTATAGCTACTGCACTACCACTAATACTCCCAGCCACTGACAACCAATTTACCGCATTAACTGGGTTTGCCGCCCTTAAAACCCTGGAAAGATTAGATCGCAACTCTATTCCACCAGCACCTTTTGCATCTACACGATAGTCAATATCCGTAGCTACTCCTGTTACAATTGCCCTGGCTGGAAATTCGTGCTCATTAGTGCTGTACTCAACATAACCAAACTTATTTGATAGTGTTCTAATGCTATCAACTGCGCTAGAATCTACGTTTAAGGAAGATACATTATATATAGTAGTGCACGAACTAACTGCATTATTTGGCCCTGCAATACTAAATCCTACATACGTTTTATTTACTACATCAATCTTATCGGTTGACAACACAGGAGTAACAAGTGTTACTGCTCCATTAGCCACTGTGTACTCGGATGTAGGCGTAAGCACTACCCCATTTTTTATTACTGCAACATTTCCAATATCAACTTCAGCTAGAAATACAGTTTGACCTGCAATTAGATTTCCAGCGTTAAGATTAAATCGAATATATTGACCAGAAGAGATGCAATTAGTGAATGAAACAAAACTTGCTGGTGCCAATACTCTAAACGAGGTCCCAGCTCTAGAGCCAAAGCATGTAACATTTGAAATAGACGCACCAATGGAATCAAAGAATCCAGATGATGAATTTTCTACAGATACACCGAAGCCAGTACAAAACTTTACTACTCCATTAGATATATGAGTAAATTCAGATGAAAGAAGAACGATGCCAGTAGTAGGTATTGACGTATCAGACTCTATCAGAAAGTTGGTTAAAGATGAATAACTACTAGGCTGGCGTGTATTATTGGTGTTACCTGTTGTGCCTGCGCTAAATCTAATGCCAACGTTTCCAGCACCAGCAATGGCGAAATCTTTGGCGTAAAAGTTGTTTACAAGCGCTGGACCACGAACATCAATTCCTGCCGAAGCAGTTATTCCTGACCTCCTACCATATCCCTCTACGGTGATATCAGAAAATGTAACCCCCTTTGATGTAACAGATGGTTCTCCGCGAACTTTATGATCGAATGCATCCGCGCCTGTATTGTATATATATAAATTACTATATCTATTGTTTAAGCAATTTCCCCACTGAACTGCTATTCCATATGATCCTATATCTCTAACAATCAGATTATTTAAAACAATGTTTTTATTGTAATCGCCAATATTAATAACTGTAATAAAAACACCATGACCAGTCCCGGACAGGCCTGAATTCCAATTACTTGTTACGGATAGATCTTGCAATCCACCTCCATCCATACTAATTATTGATATAGCAGTTATACCTCTATTAGAGTTCTCTAAAATAGTTGCATTTGGACCATTACCTATTAAAGAAACTCCACTTCGTAGAATTAAGCATGTAAACGTGTTTGCAGCAGTGGTCTCCGTTGGTGACACATACCAAAATTTTTCAGTGCTTTCTGTGGCAGATAGCTTAAATGTACCACTGCCTAAATTCACTTCACCACCACCTGAAGCGTAAACAGCGTCAATTGCGTCCTGAATAGCAGCAGTATCGTTAGTAATCCCGTCCCCAACTGCTCCAAAGTCTTTTGCGCTTACACTCTCCCGTAGCTTACTCTGAACATTAGTGGCAATAGCACCAATACCGGAAGGTAAATACCCAACTAATGAAGCTCCATCGGAATTAAAAACACCGCTTAAATCAGCGTCAATTTCAGCATTCTTATCAGCTAAGAATTTTTGAATTGAAGGCACAGCAACGCCAGCCGTTGTGTTGTATCCGCTTGTAGCATTCCCATTGGCAAACTTATCAATTCGTTCATCATTTTCTTGAAAACGGACAACTGCCTGATCTAGTGATAATTTTGCCATTTTAATATCCGTGTGATGGTATTGTTAGATTTGTAACCGTGTTTAGTAAATCTTCGGTATACAAAAAGTTTGATGAAACATTTGCTGAAATCAATTCATTTAATGTTTTTTGTTGTATTTTCATGATATTCAAATTTCCGTATGGAGTTTGAACGTCAAAGTTAACATCTAAATTTCTAGCTGATCTATTGAAATCAAACTCAAAGCGCGTGATAGATTGCACGCCGTCAACCTCTGAAATAGACTTTTTCAAAGCCGCGACAGACCCAGCTAGACTAATTTGCTTTCCGAGAATGTCAGACAGATATGGCGTGCCAAACTCAGTATCCATAAACCACTCGCCAACCCACAATTTGAGCTTAATGGCTAGGTGTTGACGCACGCGTTCAGCGCCGTCCAGCATCACCAGATCATTGTCAATCAAAACAAGATCGTGAGTTACTTTGTCTAATGCAATATCAATCAAACTGGAGTCCCTGTATTTGATAACCCAGTAGATACGCCACTGTGGACATGATCTGAGAATTCAATCCCGCCGATATTCGCGCCAGTGGTGAACGTAGCCTGACCTGAAGCGCTCAAAGTTGAGGCTATAGATACAGCGCCAGCGTTTGAAAGTGACCCGCTATTTGATATGCTTGGAGCCTCAATAGTGACCCCACCCGGCGCTGTAATCAGCAAAGCACCACCAGCGGTAAGGCGCATAGATGCATTGCCGTAAAACACCGTTAAGTCGGAATTATTGCCACTATCACCGCTGCCAGCGCTACCAAGGTCGCAAGGGATGCAATAAGAGTCAGAAATATCAAACCTGCGAGCGTCATCCGTGCCGTCAACCGCCTGTTGTGCAAATACCAAAAGGCACCTATCACCGGCTTTAATTGGCCCTTTAACACCCGCAGACCCACCACTAAAGCTAGGCCAGCACACTCGGACGTTTTGCAGGATTGGGAATGTCAACACATCCCCGTCAGCAAAGCGCCGTTTAGGTGTAGGCTGCACACTAGCGCGGCCATTGGCGTAACCAGTGATAACACCCGGAAGGCTAGTGTTAATTTCATGCAGGCGACCATCTACCATGCTTTTTAGTGCGCTGATAAAGTCGTTGTTTTCTGCCATATAACACATTTTATCCCATAAATTTATTTTAACAAAATTGAATTTTTGAGTGAAATAGCGTTAAACTTCATCCGTGCTTATCATATTAACCGACGAGTAACCTCGGAGCGAATTACCAGAAAGCACAGACACCACGGAAAGACGTGGACTATCAGGGATGCGTCTTCGGGCGGCTAGAAGTTCATGAACCGCGCTAGGCAGACTTACTAGCACGCATCCCTGATGGTTTGGTATAGAGAGTACACGTTTGCCAAAGTACACGGGTAAACAAACGGACGCAAGAACGCTTAACGGCGTAATCGGCAACCATCAACTATCAGATAAGCAGACTAGATGTTTTAAAGATACCGAGGATTTGACGCTAAGGGGATTTTTAAGATGTACCTAGGCTAGTCTGCTTTTCTGATAGTGGTAGCGCTGCTACTGTCATAGCGCCGTGAGCGAATTTACGGAGTACTAGGCTATCTGGGAATATTGGCTGGCACAGTTCGTAAACGTATTACGAAGGATAGCAAACTTTACGTGACAGCCGGAGAGACGGCGCTATCAATCATGAGCCTTGCCATATTTTGCAATCGGTATGGGTAAAGTCAGGGTTCATGATTGATGGTTAAGCGCATAAAGTCATACAGGCTCACAACTGGTGACGCGTAGATTAGGGGTGCCTAGTCGCCATCAATATTTACGTGGTGAATGCGAAGACTGATTCGAGCCAAAGTTTTAAATACAACCTAGGTGCGTATTCTTCATGCCTGAGTTCAGTACAGGCCACCCCGCCATTAAACATACCGTAACACAAGCTGAGAGTACCAGTCTTGGCCGTGAGAGTCACCTACGTGATTGATAGTTTCGACTCTAAAGTATTCCTTATCAATCCCGCGAGTATCCAAACGAACATATCCACCAGGCTGTAATGCTGGCTGCAAAAGGCTTTTCACCCTGTAGCCTTGTACTTCTAGTTTCTTTTCGTTATTACCCGCCTCAGTCTCGCCATAAGTCACTCGAACGCCTTTTTGTTTCGCGGTGAAGCCTTTTTTAGCGGCTGTCTTTTCAGAATAAATCTTATGCTCTGATTCTGGTGACTCAATCAATCCGGTGTCAGGAGATAAAACAAAGGCTTGCATATCAACCGCCTTGCCTTGTTTCAGAATCTGCAACTCCCGATTCTGGATTGACCATTCAAGACCTAGAAAGTCGCACGCCTTTTTCATGGCTTCGCGTGATCGGCCAATGAAAGCAAATCCATCGGGATAAGTCTTTGTCGCTATCTCGCTTGGCAATGGCCTAATAGGTAGCTTAAACGTGGCTGCAATGTTGCTTAAAACCTGCTGCGCCGATACGCCTGGCGAGAAGCTAAAAGATGTCTTTGTGTCTTTGTATTCTGCACCACCGTCTGACATTTCCAACTCAGTGACAGAATCAGCGCCTTCAATGCGAGTTAAAGCCCGCGTAACCGTGCCTGTGAATATTGTTATTTCGCCAACGTCACGCTTGTAACCGGCCTTCAATATCAGAATGTTGTTGACGGTTTCAACCAGTGCTCGCGAGTCTTTATTCAAGTTGTAAATTCTGCAATTGCAAGTATTTGGAGTGTCAATTGAACCCTTCTCAATTGAGAACGAAAAGCGTAGATCACGAATCTCCACGGCCTTGCCGTCAGGCTTTCCAACAGTTAACGATGCTACACGGTCAAATAAAGCCATTTACGCACCATCCCAAACCGAAGCGCCGCCATCAAATACCGTTAAGCCTGAGTCCCATATCGAGCCACTAACGGCTGCTACAGGTGTAATAACCACGGATTCAACGGTAACAATATCATCAGGCACGTAATACACCAATGAATAGTCACCCGTTCCTACTGATTCATAAAGTGCGCGTGAATGCTTGTTTTTGTTGTCGATGAAATACAAATCACCAATTGGCAACAATGTATTTTTAAACCGGCTAATTAGCGGGTAGTTTTTCACCATCTTGATATTCTCAAGAATGACAGCACCATCCCGAGCGTAAATTGACAGTGAAAAATAACCGTACTTCTCATTCCATAGAATGCGTAAGGTGTATGGGTTTTCACTTAAAACAACGTCAACCAGTTGATCAGTGGTATCTGGCAATAGTGGGATTTCAGCGAGAATCATTTGAAGGATTTTACTTTGTGTATTGGTAGACGATCTTATCTGTCTTTGTAATTGCTTCTAAAATGCTTGGAGCCCTGCCGCGAGTCTTGTAATTTTCATCAAGCATCTTGTTTCCAGATGTTTTTTGTGGCTCTGCTTTCTTGCCTAGGTTGCCCGCCTTCTTATCCTTCTTGGCACTAATACCCGGTGGCAACTTCACCAACTGGGTATCGACAAAACGGACATTTACCAGCTCCATTGTGAATTGAACTTCTTCACCGATCTGAGCATTCCGTGGGATTGAAACCGATTCAATCACCATATCAGTGTAGATTGCGTGCTTGGTGTAAACCACCACAACATCACGAGATTTAAACAACTCACGAATGGCATCAAATGCAGTCTGAATGCGAGGTGACTCGTTATCTCCGCCAAAGTATTGACCAGCAAATTCACCGCGTAGTGGGCTATTTGTGATCGTTCCTGTAAGCTTCAAACGGTCAGATCGTTCGATCACATAGTCAGTGACTGGCGAACCAGTTTCAACCGGGTTTTGTGTAATCTCATTGCGCCAGTCGTGCAGTTCGTCTAGCGTAGCATCAAAGTCAATTGACGCGATACCGCCGAAAACCTTAGTTCCAGAACTTGGCCCGCCGTAATAAAAACCTATCATTTAGTTACCCATTGAGTTCATATCACGCGCCAGCTTGTCATTACCTTGACCCAAGATATTGACAACCCCAGTTTCAAGCAAATTAATGTGAGATTGTGGCGTACCCGGTGGCATAGTGAAATTGTTTGTTTGGTGTACCGTATTGCTAGTCGGTGAAGCTGGAGCAAGGTTAGGCAACATGGTTGCTGGCGTAACGCTGCCTGGACCTACCTTTGGCAAGCCGACATCATTGGATTTATTAAGCAAGTAAGCTGCCCCCAAAGCAATGCCAGCACCAGCAGCAATAGCCCATCCAGTCGGCCCCATTGCCGCCAATTGGATAGCAAGTACCTTGGCACCTTCAATCATGGCTGTAATACGCATTTTTGCCCACATTGCAGCATAAGCAATAGCCACATAAGCAAATTGAGCCGTCAGGCCTACCAAAGCGGTAGTTATTCCAATGGTTAGCAAGTTACCTTTTTTAAGGCTATTAAGGAAATCACCAAACAGAGACTGACCACCTTGCATGTATGTGTAAATATCATCAATGGCTAAGCCAAGCAATACAAGCGAAGCCACGACAAGGCCAGCGGGTGACAGAATAGCTCCTAGGATGCTTAAAAGTCCACCCAATGCCATTGGGCCAAACAATGCAAGCAATGCGATGCCAAACACCTTCAATGCGTTAGTTCCGCCGCCTACGAACGTAATAAATTCATTGAACTTGGTTTCAATCTTCTTAAATCCATTTGCCATGAACTCAGCTATACCAGTAATAACTCCAGACTCACGATTAAGACGCGCCACCATCTTTTTAAAGTCGTTACCAATTAAAGTTGTCGCTGTGCCAATTGTCATTGGCATTTTGCGCATCTTGTCTTCAAAAATTACAGCCGCTTTTGTCAATCCTTCAGCTAGCATTTTCCCGGTAACTTTGCCCGTGCCGATGAACTTTTTCAGGTTGCCTTCAGCGCCCGGAATTTGCTTGCCGAGCTCTCGGAATAGATCAGGCGCTACGTCGATCAGAGTATTCATCTCCTCCATTTGAACAATAGGCGAGCCGATGGCTTGGCCAAGTTGGAAAAACGCCTGCGATTGCTCAACAGCGCTAGCGCCACTAGCAGACAATCCAAATGCAGCCCCGTCAACGATGTTTAAAAGCTCTTCCTGAGTCTTAATAAAGTCCTGTGTGGCATTACCAGCCTTGACGTAAAAAGCGCCATATGCGTCTATTGATTGCTTTGCATTTGATGCGCGACCGGCGATAGTGTCAAAGGCCACGCCAACATCACCAATAGTTTGAGGCAGCATTCCAATACGCGCCTCCAGTGACTGCATCGAATCGCCAACAGCGGCCAGCGCCCTAAGCGAAGCGAACGCAGCCAAGCCCGACAGCATACCTGACAGTTTGTTAATAGAGCTTTCGGCACGGTTAAGGCTACCTTGGTCAACACCAAAGCCCAAACGGGTAATCAACTCTCTAACAACTGCCATATATTCAATCTTTCGTTTTCATAGCCTGGTCTTGGTAGGCATCTTGCATATCCATTAAAGCATTCAATTTCATCAAATCTTCAACGCTACAAAAACCACTTTTCACCTCTGTGATAGTGGTTTTCCTTGCCAATATCGGACGCCATATCCACAATTCAGACTCTAAATCTGCTCTTAATTTACCGGGAGACTTTTCGCAGCTTGAGTTTGAGCCCCGGCGGTTAGGCTCCCAAAGTTCCCCGCCGCTTTTTTGAAAAAAACTGCAAAGTTCAATTTAAGAACCTCCCAGATCAATTCATAAAAATCAAACAGGTTATCAGCTGTGAATGCCATATTTACACCCATCGCATCTTTAATGAAAATCTTCTTTTCAAGAAAGTAAACCCGCGAGTTCGCAAACATCGGGAACACAATCGAATCCATAACCTCTTCAGTGAGATTTTCAGCAAGGATATTAGTTACCTCACTCAAATCAGCATCTAGCAAGTTGACAGAGCCTTTTCCTTTTGTCAGTCCACCAATGACAGGCAAAATAACCTTGTTCAAACGCAACAGAATCTTGTTAGCGTCGAACGCATTCATTTTCATGGCCGTATATTCAGACTGGCCGATGATGATTGTTTCTGGGTGCATGGTTTTCCTTAAATAAACAATGGATTTAAATCAATTGCATAACCATCGCCTTCTATTGCAAATCCAGAACCTTCAGTTGCTTTATCAGTCATTTTTAATCCTAAGTTGTGTGCGCTCTAATTATACGAAAAAAAGCCCGTCAGAGCGAATCATGACGGGCCAACGCACACCCCAGAGATTAGGATCCGGACAGCGACAGTTTCAAGTCAGCACAATCAAAGATAAATGACCGTTCGCCGACTTCTTTGCCGAAGACAATTTCAGGTGCAGACTTGAGCCACGACTGAGTAGATACCACCAGCTCAGCGCCATCACCCGGCGACACGATCTGAATTGGAATCAAGATGTCACCATCAAACAGGAAGTTATCAAGCGCCACCAGTGCAGACAGCTCGTTAACCGCTGGCGAGCTTTGGAGTAGCTTGATTTCAATCGAGCCTGACTTATTGCCATTGCGGGCGCGGGCGACATGGCCATCAGCGCCCACGCGCTTCATGTACAGGTCTTCGTCACGTTTTGCAGTGATAAAGTCGCCATCAATGAAGCCAGAGACGATAACGCCACCGACAATAACGGTGAGTTTAGTTGGGTCGTAAGTAGTTGCCATTTTTTATTCCTTATTCGCCGTAATTGACGTTTCCTGAGATATCAACCACATGGATTGCCCCAGCCAGACGGGCCGAGAATCCAAGTGTCAACACGCGGGATGCTTTGACCAATGGGTCAATCTCTGACGAGATAGGCGCGGTGATAGTAAATCCGGGAACGGTATTACCATCGGCATCAATCTCATCTGGAGCAATATAACCAACAGAAACGCCTTGCTGCAAAGACTTACGCAGATTAGTGACGCAAAGTTGAATACCCGCATCGGTGTAAGGCACCTTAGCGCGATTAATCATCATCATGACCATATTGGTCTGAATTAAATCTTTCAACCAGTCACGGCCACGGATAACGTCAATCCACTCCCCTGCCGCCACTTTACCGGGATTGGTAAGCGCGATCTGGGTCTGGTAATACTCAAAAGTGTTACCGCCCTTGCCGAGAATGGTGTTTCGGTCAGTCGCTGGCAGCTTGTCAGGCGTAACGCCACCGAGCTTCTTAAGCGCCCAAGTCTCAGAACCGGGTTGCAACGGAAACACCGCCGACATCCAAGCAGCATCAGGGTACTGGGTTGCAGCGTTAGCACTATAGGCCGCGTAGGTGCGGTAATAGCGTGTATCCTTCATGACACTGATCACGTCAGTGGCCACGCCATTGGTCAAAATGGCAGCTTCGTCACTGGCCATGCCGAACAGCTTTTCTTGCGTCTCAGTCCACGCGGCAAAATCAAGCTGTACTTGTTTTGTACGGTCAGAACTAATCAAGCCATACCAAGCGTTGTCTTCCAGCACAATAGCCGCCATGTCCAGAGCCACACTATCGACGGTCGTGAAAGCACCCCAAGACAGGTTAGAGCCAAGCGTAACGCCTTGCAAATTAGATTGACTAATCCAAGCCAGCGAAACGGTATCACCAACCACGGTAGCGGTCAGGGTTTCGTTTGCGTCAGACGTGATAGTCAACGCCAAGCCGGTGGCAATTTCAGCAGCAGTAGCGCTTGCATCGCTTGTAAAGGTGTAAACCTCGGGAGAAGTACCGGAGACCGTGATGGTGTAGGTCGTCAGGTTTGCAGCCACGATATTGACAATGGCAGTGACAACCTTGCGGCGACCGACCTTGACCTGACGTGGGTGCGGCGTTTGCGAGAATGCAGCTTGTACAGCCTTAAGCATTGGCTCAGGCAGTCCAGCCAGTACGGCATCGTCATAGCGCGTGTAAGACTGCACACGGGCTGCGAATGCCATTGTCGGGCCGACAATCATGGGCGTCCCGAAATCGGCGCGCTCGACGCCGGTTGTATTGAGCGAAATGCTCACGTTAACAATATCTTGAAGTGTCGCCATGAAGGCTCCTTTTAAAAAACTCTTTGCAAAAAGTAGCCACAATGGCTTGACGGATTATAAAGCCCGGTGTATGCAATGTCAAAATGTGAAAATAGTTGCAAAAAGATTGTGATTGTCTGGTTTTGCTGTGCTACACTTGATCTATCAAACGAACTAAGGAAAATGAAATGAACACACAACAAAACTGGGAAGTTGAATCTACTGGAAGCGGGTGGTATTTAAAAACGAGGATAGTGAACCAAGATGGGAAAGGTGTTGCAATGGCACTAAATCCACTTGATGCGCGTCTTATTGCGTCATCGCCAGACTTGCTGGATGCTTTGCGAGACATGATAAATGATCCCATTGGAACTGGATTAACTCGGAATAAAGCTATAAAAGCCATAGCCAAAGCAACCGGGAAATGAAATGAGCATTACCCTATACGGTTATGCAATTGAAACATCAAAAGACGGTGTTTATTACGTGTTAAGTGCATCAAAAGAAGGTTATGAAGTAACAATTCATGATCTATCTGGGTTCCTTGGTTCATGGAAAGCAAAAGAAGGAACTAAGTTTTTCAGTGGTAAAAATTCACATAAAGAAGCGTGTTTAATGGCCATGGAACTTACAAACTCAAATCCCATGACAATTAGACACAATAGGATTATGGAAAAAGCAATTAAATTAATCAACAAAGGAAACCAATGATCACCGCAACCCCAGTTAAATACGAGATTTACGACGGCACAGATTTATTGGCCGTGATTGATATGTTTGACGAAGGAGGGTCAACAATTGAAATTAAGGCAATTCAAAACCATACGTCATGGGTTGATCTATCAACAGTAATTTATAACGCATTGAGAAATATGCATGAAAAACCATGAAACAAAAAGGAATCACCGCAATTGAAATCGTTATTTTGATTGCTTTAACCGGCGCAATTCTAGGACTTTACGCATCCATTCACTTCATTATTAAATTTTGGTAATCAACATCATGCACACAACATTCACAAAAAACGGTATTAAAAAAGAAGTTAAAAACGGCTTTAGCTGGACGGTGTTTTTATTTGGCTGGATTGCTTTGCTTATTCGTAAACAGCCAGTACCCGCTATTATTTGCTTTCTAACCTTTGGTTTGGCTGGGTTTTACTTCATGTTTACGGCAAACAAGATGCTGGCGATTGATCTAGTCGAACAGGGCTGGGTTACTACTGATTCGATTGAGTGGGTGAACCAATAAACAAAGCCCCTTTTTTAAGGGGCTTTTTTCATGGCGTAGTATCTACCGTTGAATTGATTGTGTAAACCTCTTGAATGGCCGTTAAATCAGGCCCAATCTCGCCGTTACTAATCACAGTCTCAATTACTCCAACGTTATCAGTCAAGTCTGCCATCCAGCGCAGTGACAATTCAAACATTGCCCTAGGCTCGATTGAAATACCATTGAGCAAAGCGGCAACGTCTGTCACGCTTGAAACGTCGAAAGCCGAAATGCTTTGCAAACTGAACTTATCCAAGTTGGAGTTTTTAGCCAGTGAGTCAGAAGCATTCTCAAGACTCGCAACCGAGTCAACACCGAAACGCTGCACAGTCAGGATTGACTCACGCACGGCTAAGACGGTTTGAATGCCATTTGCATCTACGTCACTATAGTGAGGTTCACCAATGGGATTGATAACACCCAAACGCAACGTGCTAAACGGCAAAGCAGGGCGCGTGACGCTCTGATCTGCCCAAATGACAGTACCGCCTATGATAGGCTGTAACAGCGCGTAAAGACGTGTTTTAAGCGTTGCTACGTTCATTTCTTAGACGGTAGTTTTTCAGCCCAAGAAGCACCCTCTTTTTTGGCTTTACTGATGTTGATGGCTTGCAACTGAGCCACTGCTTTTTCACGAGCAGCGGGGCCAGTAAAGCACTTGCCACCAATATCAGACGCCCAGCCTTTTTCACCATTAACGGTGCAAGATCGTAGTTTAGCTGGCATGGTTTATTCCTCAACACTCAATCGGTGAATGCTCATCATGATACCGGCCATTGAAGGGTAAACACCTGTCGCTGGGTAACTGATAATGCCGACTTGCTTGGAAGCATCAGAAGTGGCTTGCATGAAGCGAATGCGAGTACCTGCCACTGGTGTATGCACATCGAAACCAAAGCTCAGGAAGTGCTTATTGTTGGTTGCGTCAGGAATCAAAGTCATACTACGACCAGCGCCGACATAGTTACTGAATACAGCCGCTGGAGGTTCTTTAACCTGACTCCAGATTGACCAGTTCACGTTAGACGTAGCCACCTTGCGCGTGATGTGTAGGTTAACCTGCCAAGCATACCAACCTGGTTCATTAATGATGATCTCGCTATTGAGCGAGTCCCAAGTAAACGACCCGGCAGGATGGTTAAAAATCTCGGTGTTAAACGTTACAACCTGCGCTACGTCAGAGGTAGTGCATTGCTGAAAGCCTTCTGTGATCTCGTTGCGGTAAGCCAAGCGAAGCACGCGGGCCAATTGCAAAGCTTCAATCTCGGTCTTAGCCACTGAGAAATTACCTCGAACACCCGCTGTAGTAGGGGTGCCAAGTGGCGGGATAGCTACATTGATATTAGATGCCATTTATTAACCTCGTGTAAGTGTACCGGCGACCCATGCAGCCGCGTAACCCGCTGGCGCTGCCATGCGTCTAATTGCAAAAATCTTGTAATGGCTAATAACGCCCATTTGACGGACTGATACCGAGCTAATCTCGTAAGCGTAACCACGCCATACCACCAAGTCAGGCTGTAGGCCAGTGCCATCATTGCCAACCTGTAAATCAGTGTCGGTGTAAATCTTCACCATGTCGCTAATGCGGCGACCTTCTGGCGCAGTGATTAAGTCTTGCTCAGTCACAGGTTGTACGCTGGCCTGTATCGTTGTGGCTGACTTTGCACCCGGCACAAATACGCCAGACACATACGACCCAGCGGCTTCGTGAAGTACGTCAAAGGTTTGTCTAAAGCTCATTTGAAGAACACCACTGAAAGCAAAATCCAGCCATGAGCAAATAAGCCACCTGAAATAGTGGCTATGGCATCAAAAACGTCAGGCGTATGAATATCTTTGTGCTGATAGTCATAAATCTCTTTAAGAACACCAGCCAAAATGCAGACACTCATATAAACCAATGGGCCTAATCCAGCGGTATAAAGTGCGAACACAATAACCGCACCACTCAAGAAGTGCGCCTGTTTATCTAATGCAATTTTCACGTTCTTCCCCTTACTGAGATATGGATGGAATTAACCATGGCAGATGTATCCACCAATGTTTTGGTGCTGCCTTTTTTTTCATCAATAGTTCTTTGTGATAATTTAGGCAAAAAATCACGTCCAGTAATTACATTCTGAATCCTCGATGCTTGTCTCTGGCCAATGATTGTCAATACATCAACAGTTGTTGACATCCCATTTACAATTCTCTTGCCATGGGTAATCATGTCTTTGCTGATTTTTTCCTTAGACTCGTCAAATGCTGTGCGCATAAACGGGCGTTCAGGAATAAATTTTGTGCCAAACTCATTCTCTGCCGCATATTCAGCAATTGATAAACCTTCGCCGTTTTTGACGCCTTCTAGAATACCGACAGCGACCTCAAGCGTTTTAGCCTTAAGCATTTCACGCTTAATAGCTTTCCAACCCAGATCACGGTCGATAACTCGTGCCATTAGATTTCCACTCGCGTCATGATTCCAAGGCCATAGGAGGGCCGTGTAACGTCCAAGTATTGAAGGCCATATGAGGTAGACCCAAGCAAGGTATCAGCGCCTTTAACGGTGCTATAGCTTCGCTGTAAGTCGCCCTCTTTTTCCATCTTGACCGATCCACTGGCGCCACTGGATGATGTTGTGGACAACTTGAGAATGTGAGCCGCATACAAAGCCATGGCCATGTTTCCAAGCTCAGCATCCAAGCGTGACACATCTG